CTAGGGACGATAGTGACTTTCTCCCAGATTTGGAAATAATATTCGGGTTCAATATTTTCGCAAAGCTCTTCAGTTCTGCTGAAGACAAGTTTTGGTTTTTGCATAGTTTAAGCCATACCTCTATTCCGTTAATAACATTTGGGGAAATAGACCAACCAGTGCCTTCTCTCCAATAGAGATACCCGTCTTCTTTGAGACGATTACAGACTTTATTTGTAATGTAATTAGTTCTCGCAAGTACCAACCATTCGCCACTAGTTAAATCTACATCAAGTATATCTCGATGCCATGTTATGGTGCCATCTTTTTTGGCGGGTTGCCATACTTTTGATTGTCTGATAGCGACTTTTTTTATTAAGTCTTGTGAAAATTTGTGAATGGTATTCGGTACACGAAACGATTGTGTTAAGAATAATTTATCGTCACATGCATTTAGAAAATCAGAAACCTTTACACCCATCCAAGTGTATATAGCTTGATCATCATCTCCAGCGTAGTAAATTTTTTTTGAATTAGGTACTAATACTTCTTTAACCATCTTCCATTGCAGAGGTGCCAGATCTTGTGCCTCATCTATTATAAGTAAATCAAACTTAGGAGACGTTCCTTGTGCTATAAATTTTTCAATCATATCAACAAAGTCTAATTTATTCTTAGCGTCTTTATAATCACGATATGCTTTGTCTAAATTTTTCAACTCTTGCCAATGTAATGTATGATCCCAAGCATCATTAAACTGTTGTTCTAAAGATACTTCTCTAACACGAGCCATCTGTATAATGGACATATACTTATCCCCACCAGCTCCTATTTGAAACAAAGGTCCTTCTTCTAAACTAACTGTCGGAGCAGACCTAAACTCTAAGCCAACAAGCTTACCAAGATCATTATAGTCAGAACCTTTAAATACTTTCTTAGTATCTAAACCTAACCATGTGAAAGCAAGAGAGTGTAATGTTCTAAAGTAAAGCATCTGTTTTATATCTAGACCGAGTTCAATAGCAGACCTATCTCTGGCTTCAGTCGCAGCCTTACGGCTAAATGACATGAAAGCTATCTTAGTAGGATCCATTCCATCTTGAATGCTCTTCTTAATTATATCAATTAAGGTTGTTGTTTTTCCCGTGCCCGGGGGTCCAAAAATTACTGTCTCCATTAACTATCCCAATCGAAATTTATTGATTCAGTTCTAGTATCTATGTAATCTTTAACCATTCCTATATTTCTAACCATCTCTTGATAATAAACTAATTCGGTTCTTTCTGTTCTTGTTAGAGATCCAGGAAGTTTTCTCATAGCTCTTTCTGCCATTTTAAAATATTTTAAATAATCATTTAAAACCTCAACACAAATATCGTTCATCAACTTTGTGTCTGCTCTTACATCACTTTCCACTACACATTCCTTTCGCATATATTCGCACTGCCTTGGGATGAATCTTCCAAGCCTCTTCAACAACATAATCCTCTATTAGTTTTTTATCTGCCATACACTCTTGTCTACTTTTAAACTCAACTTTAGGTTCATAAAAACCACATATTGACTTACCACCATCTATTCTAGGTGCCTCAACCAATACAATACAAAAAGCTATTAATACTTCCATTAGAATGGTGCCTCACCTGCTTCTATCTTTACGGGTTCTATTTCTACTTCTGACACAAATTCTGGTATACTCCAAACACGAATTGTTTTAGAGTTTCCCGTTGATGTTTTAAATCTTTTTACAATAGAACTATCTCCACTGTTTATTTCTTTCAATCTTTCTTGCACTTGTGCTCTTGTATAAACATCAAACTTTTTCTGTCTCATGAACTCCATTAAAGACTCAAGCCTAAAGTAAGTCTTATTTTCTTCTGCCTCGGTGTATGGTTTACCTAGCATAATCTCTTCGAAGGTTTGTGCTTGTACTCGACCCGTACAATAAGTTTCTAACAAAGATATAAACTGTCCTTTGTATGTAAGTTCTTCGGGTACATTGATTTCATTACAGTTCTCTAATAGTCCATTGATTTGTTCTTCCCAAAGATTATCTCTTAACTTCGGGGGCATGAAATTTAATTGTTCCATACATGCTCTTTGAAATAGTCTTGGAGTTTGTAATTCATCTGTTGTTAACTCAAGTCTTCTCCCACCTATATCCACGAACCATAGTCTTGGCTCCGATAAGATAACAGATAGTCCACTAATTGTAGGCATAGATCCAACACCAATACCATGCTTTAAAGTTCTACATACTCCTTGATTACAATGAGAAGACATAGGTTCTTCTTTACATAAGTATTGATATTCTTTTTTTTCTAATGTGTTTTGTATTGCTACGACTTCTGATGCCGTAAGTGGTGGTGTAAAGTCTTTTGCATTATGTTCTTCTAATTTAGATTTCCAATCTTCGGGAAAAGCTTTTTGTAAGAAAACACCAAGATGAAAGGCAGCTCGGTTTCTCCCCCCTTCGAATATACCTATTGACATTAATGAACGTAAGCACGGAACATAGTTAGGATATAATTCGACTGCCCCACCGATTGGTATCTTTAAGAAATCTTTCGGATTCGTTTTGACTTTTTGTATCTCTTCAATGAATTCCTGTAACGAAGCATCCTTATACGTTCCCTCCTTTTTGAGGATCGCATAACGGAAAGTCTGTTCGGAATCAAAGTACGGTAAATTAATAAAGTTACCCACATCGCCCCTTTCGACAAGAACTTGTTCTTGCTTTGGGAATATTTCACACCGACCATGCCCAAGTGCTGCAGAAATCTCAGCAGCTTTGTCTCTAAAATCGCTCGCATTCATCCACTCCTCAAAGAAAAAGAATATATGTGCACCACCAGATTTACTACGGCACACGATACACGGAACATTGAACTTCTCTAATTTATCTATTAATTCATTATGATCAAGAGGGTATTGATCTATATCTAAAGCACCAAACTTACACTTGTTATCTTCATTGATTGGTATAGCACCGACACCTTGTTTACCATCGATGTGTCTTTGCATTAATTCAAGTGTTAATGGATTTCTTACAATGTAAGACTTTGCTTTTTGTTTACCAGCCATTCGTTGAGTTGACACTTCTGTCTGACCATGTGCTGATCGAAAACCTTCAAAGGCTTTCATTAATTCTTCTGCTAAATTCACTCTTCACTCCATAGAAAAAAGAGCCGTGGCTTGGAGGACATAGCCACGGCTCAGTTAATTAAAACGGTATTTCTTCGTCCTTCTGACTTGATGACATTTCATCGGCAGAAGCCGCAGCCATTTTAATTTCCCCTTTTCTAAAACTTTGATACATAGTCCTAGCCTCTAACATCATAGCCTCTAGTTCCTTTGTCATCTCAGTTACACGATCAACCTTGTAGTTATACCAACTACCTTGATCATTACTTTCTGCAATAGTCTTAATAGACCATGCAGTTCCATAGAGAGGCATAGGCTTACCCGAAGGTAGTCTTATGCCATTCTTCATAGTGTTCCATCTACGAGAGACTTTTAACTGTGTCTTCTTCATATCAAGAACTGCTGGAGAACTTAACTTAGTTTCGGGATCCATCACTTGCACGAGATGTTGATGAGTCCTAACTAACTCATTACCAGACGGCAGAATTTCTGCCGCACCTTCACGAGTTGTTAAAGTTATGTCCTTATCATCGGGAGATAGTTCTCTTATGAAACCACCACCACTTGATCTAAGGGCGAACTCCAGGAACTTCTTTTCAAAGAAACAAGGTACAACAATTATTCCTTCTTCTGCTCGGAAGACTTGTTGAGACACAGTATTAAAGATGTCGCCTTGTTCGGCTCCCTTCATATACATACTGTCTTGCTTGTTTAATTGTGGCGATAGTGCTTGTAGTATCCTTATAAAAGGAATTTGCATATCGTCTGTTGTGAAGTTTTCAAGACCAGCACCAGCTTCCTCTTCAAGTAATGAAGATAAATCTGATACTGCTACTTCTGTCTTTGCTTTTTGTGCTACTGCTTGGGACATTACTGACCTCCTTTAATCTTTGCACGGTTACCAACATAAACTCCAAACGTATCGAAATCGACCTCTTGACCATCTTCGATTCTGTTCTTTATCCATGTCCTTAAAGTCATTGGGTGTATATGGGTTTTTTGGGCAGGATTTAGCCCTTGCTTTGATAAATCATCAAGCACGGCCCCCGCTACATTATCTTGACCCATCCCAAATTGAACAACGACTTCGTTCTTAATTATATCAGCCTCGCCAATAGAACGCAGAAAGTTAAATGCTTCTGCCTTCTTATCTTCAGGAATTCTTGCTGATACAAATTTTTCTACGGAGACTTTGTTCCCATCTACTGTCAGACTTTGTACTCCAAGCTCTTCCATTAATGAAGGTATGTCCTCCTCATCAATAGTTCGCTTTTTGTACTGCAAGTCTTTCAAGTATTTTTCGGCATCCTTGACTTGTTTATCTAAGTCAACAGTTTGCCTTATAAGTGAAGATAGTCTTTTAGTACCATCTTCTCCAACCTTATCAAATGCTTGAGGGTTGGCAGCTTCTTCTTCAAACAGTGAAAACACATCACTCATCTTTCTCTCCTTCTTGTTTAAAGTTTATACCCTTCGGTATTGGAACTAAGGTTTTAACCCCTAGCTTGTTGCTTGTCAATAGAATTTGTTTGACTCTTTTTCCACATGTATTCTTGCTTAGTGAGAAAAGAAATCTGACCGCCTATTGATCGGTCATTGTCTTGCGACAATTCTTTTAGCATGTTCCAAGTCTTGATTGGTACTGCTACTGATTTCCATTTTTCTGAATCCATTTGATTCTCCCTTTATTTTGTTATGCCTAAGATTTACTATAATGTCAAATAATTTCTTATTTATTTTTATATGACTTCTTTTAAAGGATGACTTGGCTCCATCCTAGCTAAGTATTGTTTTGTTTCTTCTATACTTCTATCTAATGCAAACTGCCACGATCTTGCCGTAATGTCTGGATCATTAATGAATGCATCTTTGTGTATTTTTTTAGTTACACCACGGCACATACCTACGGGAAGAAATTGTATTTTTCTTTCGGGTAAACAAACCAAAGCTAATATGTCACAGTCTTCTTTTGTGTATGGTCTTTTTGGATTGTTACCTTTACTTGTTGTAAAGCTATATTGCTTTCCGTTCTTCTTGTAGTTTTCATTCGTATGAGTCGATGTCTTTACTTCTATTCTTTGAGCAATCGGTACATTAAATCCTTTTATGGCAACTACATCTGTCCCGTCTTGTTTGACTAGGTCACATTGAACTCCTAGCATTGTTAATTCGAAAGCGGCAAAAAGTTCTCCAGCCGTTCCCGTTAGTTTCTCCGATCTTATACTTTTAGCCATTCTAAAACTTCCTCTCCTAATGTTTTGTTTGCTATTTTATCCTTTTGTAACAAGGACTTAACTATGTGTACATCAACTGTGTTGGGGCACACTAAATCAACATATAGCACGGGTTTATGTTGACCTATTCTATGACATCTGTCTTCTGATTGTTTTCTTGACTCCAGGTTAAAGTCATTGGAGTAGTAAATTACATTCGATGCAGCCGTTAAAGTTATACCTCGACCACCCGTTTGTGCATTACTGACAAAGAACCTCGTCTCTGGATTTGTTTGAAAGTTATGTATTGCCGAGTCTCTATCTTCTTGGGAGGTGTCGCCATAATAAGTGACCACGGAACCCGATCCATAGGTTTTACATAATTCGTTTTTAATTTTCTTTATGTCGTGACGAAACCTAGACCATATGATTATTTTGCCATCCATTTCTTCAATGACTTCCATCATTACTTTTATTCTGTTATTGGCAATCTCAACAGTTTCTCCATCGTCACTCACAAGATATCCACAGAGCAGTTGTTGTAGTCTAAGAAGTCTTGTCATAACTTCGGGTGCAGTAACCATCTCTCCATCTTCCAGAAACACGACCGAGGTTTTCTTCATACTTACATAATGTTCTTGTTGTGTTGATGTTAGTTCTACTTGCCTTGTTGTATAAATCTTATCGGGTAGATCCAAAGCTTCTTTCTTCGTTGTTCTGTGAGCAAACAGTTTTAGTTTCTGTGTTAGTTCTTCCAAATTTTTATAACCAACAACTTGATTGAAACTCATACTGCCCATTCTTTGTTGTTTGATAATGGCGAACCTTCCTTGGAAAGACCAATAACTATCGTATCCAAGAAGTCTTTTATTTAGAAAAGCACATTGTGAATACAAGTCTAAGGGCGATTGTGTTATTGGAGAACCCGTTAGTATTCTTTTATACTTGGCATTCTCTCCAAACTTCATGATTGATTTTGTACGTTTTGCTTTTACATTTTTGATTGTTGTTGACTCATCGATAGCGAGTAAGAATTCACTTCTGTGGGTAAACGATTCAAGGAACACGGGTGCTTTTTTTGTAACGAATGATTCCACATTCATTAATAGTATTCTAAACTTATCTCTTTTGGTTACACCTTCGCTTAATTTTTTCTTTTCGTTTTTTGTACAACTAGCTTTCCATAAATATATATCTGCATCTATATCATCGGGTAAATGGATTGGTATCTCATTGTTCTTCCAATTCATATACACACCCTTGGGGGCGACAACTATTGCAGTATCAATTTCTTTCTGCTGCCAAAGCCAATATATATTATCGATTAAAACTTTTGATTTGCCACAACCCATCTCCATAAAGTATGCGAAATTTTTCTTGTCGTGACTTTTTTGCAAAGCCTCTTCTTGATGAGCATAAGGCTTTGTTTTGTATTTGAATTGCATATAGTCCCCTTATATGTGTGTTAGCGATGAACTCGCAGAATGTCTTTCTTTATATTTGTCTCTATATCTTTCTTCTGGCTTGACGGCTTCAGGATCATCCGTCCCTCTAAAATCTGTCTCGGGTAATTCACTTTGCTCTTCTGTTGTTAGGAAGGGTCCCCAATATCCACCCCATCCATCTAAAGCATTTCTTTCTTTTCTCTTCCAACCTTCTAGCCTAGCTATCTTTTGAATCGTCTCCCCATCCGTCCCAATCTGGTTCGAAATGGATTGTGTATCCCTCCCCACTTCCCACATCTTCTTCGCTACTGCTACTGCTAGGTGTGGATGATTTGGGAAAAGGGATGACGTTATCTCTATCTTTAGAGTGTAGGTCTTTCTTTTCATTTTTCTTACTCATCATTCTCCTCCTCTTCAAGTCCATTCATTATACCAAATTTTGCAGACTCGAGGTGCCAAAGCACCTCGGCTGGGTCTTTCATAGTTGTGATCATCTGAACATATCCGTCTTCTACATTTGTTCCTACAATCAAAACTTGATCGAATTGTTTTGCAGCCATCTCACATACCATAGGTACGGGTTTTGCTGTTCTCTTAACTTTATATGGGAATTTAAGAATGTTGTCACTCATTTTAATTGAGCACCCTGGCAACAATCTTCAATAACGGCATGACATAAAACACATTGCTCATGTCCATGTACTTCCATTGTTTGTAATGTGCCTTGGCATCTTGGACAACGAGCTGTGCAATGTGTCTTTACTTCTTCTTTTGTCCATTCGTAGTTTTCTTCTTCCATTTTTCATTTATCTCCGATCTTAGTGAATGTGTGTGACCATTGTATTTCATCTCAGTATATTTGGAAGCTAATCTTCGAGCGTCTTGTGCCTCTTCTTCCATACCAACAGATGCAAATTCAATTGCCTCTTCTTCAAACCTTTGGATTAATTTGCTTATAAGCCTCATACTCTTTTTCCTCAACCACATTATAATCACAGTCAACAAATGTATAACAGTTTCTAGTTTTTCTTCTCTCTTCTCTTTTCAAAGCTTTTTCGATTGCTTCTTCTTCAGTAATAGCTTCAATCTTTATAATTCTTTTTATGTTTGTAAAAACTTCTATATAATAAGAATCGGCTTTACTATAGTTCATCAATTGAGTTTTATATACTCCATACTTTTGTCTTTTCTCCCAATAAGTTAAGGCTCTTGCTTTTTTTACTTGTTTCTTAGTACTTGATTTCATTTTTTGTCCTCTCAAAAATTTTTTCACATTTATATTTAACTTGATGAGGAAAAGGAACCATGACTCGTGTCATATCAACCATCTCATCTATTCTCCCCATACATTCTTCTATCGTGGTGTAGCCGTTCGGAGCCTCCATATCATGTAACTCAAAACAACTCTTCTCGTCTCCCGATCCATGAACCAAGGAGCAAACTAATAACAATGCTTTGAACATTTAGATTCTTGTTTCGTTCAAAACTTTTTTCCAGGCCGACATAAGTTCATCTGCATAGATGTAACCTCCGTCTACTTTTCTCAAGTCGTCACAATTATCTGACACTACTCTTTCTAGTCTGTTAATTGCTTCTTCTATAGGCATGTCTACTCTTCTATCTAAAGTTTCCATTTTAAGCTCCTAGTTTTTTATTAATTGTCCTAAATAATCTTATAAAAGTCAAGCAGTTTAATTTCATATAGTGTTTCTCTCATAATTTTTTGTTTTATTTTTATTTTTTTCAAAATAGGTGTAACAGTGTAACATTGTAACAAAAGCTCTGTAACTGTTGGTGTACCTAGAGTATTCTGTTACACTTTGTGTTACACTTGTTACACTTGAATAGGGACAAGATGAAGCCGCAAACATTTTTATTCGTTTTGAATTGAAATAATATGAGAAAAAACCTATTATACTTTTATGGCTAAAGAAAAATTCCTTACTAATAGACAAAAAGAATTCTGTAAACTTGTGTGTGAAGGCATTTATAGTAATGCCGAATGTGCAAGAAGAGCAGGATATTCCGAAGGACAAGCATATAAGACTGCAAGTCTTTTGTTGAATGGTCGTGACTTCCCGTTGGTAACTGAACATCTTAAAGAACTCCGAGAGATTAGAGAAAGAAAATATGGTGTTAGTCTTATGGGTCAACTCAAACGTCTACATGATTTAAGTCGAGGAGCAGAGGCAGAAGGTCAATTCTCATCTGCGATCAATGCCGAGAAGATACGCTCTGCACTTGGAGGCTTAACTATAGATCGAAGAGAAACAACTCATCAGTTAGATCAATTATCTCGTGAAGAAATAGTAGCCAGACTCTCTGAAATAAGAAAACAACATCCATCTGCTTTTATTGAAGGTGATTTTAAGGTGGTCGGAGAGGATAAGGGGAGGACAAAACTCTCCGACCAAACATAAGCAATTCCTGATATTGCTCCGTGCAATTTCTGTTTAGCATTATTAAACCTGGGAAGTCAAGTAACTTCAATATTATTCCTCTCTGCATGATCTTCCAATTGTTCAATAACATTATCAATACAATCTTTAATTGTAAAAATAGATCC